CAGATACCGGCACTTGGAAAGGCGCTACCGAAATTCTTGTTGAACGCGGCCATGCAGTTCCTTACTTCGGCGGAAGCAAAGACGATGTCGACGCGCAGCATTTGGCGAACCGCGAACGTTTGATTGCTGAAGGCGTCGTTGAAATTGGCTAGTAAAACCTACAATGGTAATCAGCTTCTCAAACGAAAGGGCGTCCAAATACAGTGGACGCACGATCAGGTCAAGGAATTTGTAAGATGTTCTAGAGACCCAATATACTTTGCTGAAAATTATCTCCAGATAGTACATGTTGACCATGGATTGATACCCATGCGCCTGTACGATTATCAGCGGGAAATTATTGAGAAGATTACAAATAATAGACGAGCTGCAGTAGTAACTTCTCGGCAGGCTGGAAAGACCACAACAGCAGTCGCGGTGATACTCCAATTCATATTATTCAACGAACACAAGACTGTTGCCCTTCTCGCCAACAAGGGCGAGGCGGCTAGAGAGATTCTTGACCGAATCAAAATAGCATACGAAGCCCTGCCAGTTTGGATGCAACAAGGTGTGGTTGAGTGGAACAAGGGATCAGTTCAGTTTGAAAACGGTTGTAAAATTATTGCGGCGGCAACATCGTCATCGGCAATTCGTGGTAAATCCGTTTCCTTTCTATACATTGATGAGACTGCGTTTGTTGAAAATTGGGATGAGTTTTTTGCTTCGGTATTTCCTACAATATCTTCTGGTAACACCACTAAAATACTGTTGACGTCAACGCCAAATGGATTAAACCACTTCTACAAAACGTGCGAAGGTGCGAAAGAAGGGACTAACGGCTATCAGTTTGTTAGGGTTAATTGGGATGACGTTCCTGGCCGCGACGAAGCTTGGAGGGAAGAAACTCTACAGGCGATGGATTATGATTATGAGAAATTCGCACAGGAATATGAATGTCAGTTTTTAGGTAGTTCTGGCACGTTGATCGACGGCAGTAAGCTGAAGTCTTTAGTGGCGCACAAACCAATCATTGAGGCGAACAACATTTCAATGTATGCGAAGTGTGTTCCAGGCCGATTATACGCTTGTATTGTTGATGTGTCGAGAGGGAAGGGGTTGGATTACTCCGCATTTCAAATTATTGATGTGACTGAAATGCCATATCAGCAGGTTTGTGTCTACAGAGACAACTTTATTACTCCGGCTGAATATGCTGAAGTAATATATAGAACGTGTAAAGGATACAATGAAGCCACCGTACTCGTTGAGATTAATGATATTGGGGAGCAAGTTGCTGAATTGATACATTATGAATTTGAATATGAGAACATACTATTCACTGAAAGTGCTGGAAGGTCTGGAAAGAGGATTTCAGCAGGATTCAGCAGGATGTGCGACAAAGGAATACGCACAACCAAAAGCGTGAAGTCTGTTGGTTGCTCAATCTTGAAATTGATGATTGAGCAAGAACAACTTATACTACATGACTTCCAAACTATACGGGAGTTGTCTACATTTTCGAGGAAAAGGAACTCTTACGAAGCAGAATCTGGAGCGCACGACGATCTTGTCATGTGCTTAGTGTTATTTGCTTGGTTATCGGATCAAGCGTATTTTAAAGATATGACTGATATTAATACGCTGACACAACTCAGAGAAAAGTCTGAGAAAGAGATGATGGAAAATATGTTGCCATTTGGTTTCCACGATGACGGGATGCCGGATGATGATGTTATAGAATACGAGCCACCAGCGCCGTTCGGTATGAGCGATTATATCTCTGCGGCAAATTACAACTAAAATACTAAACATTCAATTATTATAAATATCTTCAGTTGAATGAAATAAAAAACTCTATTTTTTAAGGAGAATAGCAATGCCCTTCCAAGTAAGTCCTGGAGTAAATGTAAGTGAGATCGATCTCACAACGGTAGTCCCTGCCGTATCCTCTACTGAGGGTGCAATCGCAGGTCAGTTCCGCTGGGGACCAGCAGCACAACGTGTGTTGGTGGATTCCGAAGATCGCCTCGTTAACATCTTCCACAAACCAAATAATGACAATGCGACTGATTTTTTCACCGCAGCAAATTTCTTATCCTACGGCAATGCTTTGCACGTAGTTCGTACAGTTAATTCTGACGCCAGAAATGCCGCCGAAACTACAGCCGCTCTAATCGAAAACGAAGATTCTACCGTTCCTAGTACTGACAACTTCTATGCAAAATATGCTGGTGTTTTAGGAAATTCATTGAAGATTTCTATCTGTCCAGATGCTGCCGCTTGGTCTACAGCAACTGGCCTGACATATGATGTCGCTAGAAATAGTGACCAAGTCGTAATTACTTCTGCTAATACTGCAGCTGTTGTTGCCGCTATTAATGTCGGCGACATATTGAGCCTTGGCCCACATGATGTTGAAGAAAAACGTAAAGTTCTTTCTGTAGCCTCTATCGCCAACACCACAACAGTATCTATCACACTAGAAACCAAGTATTCTTCTGCTGATGTTACTGGCGGATCGCTAACTCGCTCTTGGGAATTCTCAGGACAGTTTGATGATGCCCCTGGAACTACTGCTAATGGCTTGGCTCTTGGAGCATCTGGCGACGAAATTCATGTCGCTGTTGTTGATGAAGATGGAGCATTCACCGGCGTTAAAGGAACTGTCCTTGAAACATATGCTGGCGTTTCTTTAGGTTCTGATGCTAAGACTGAGCAAGGCGCTGGTAACTACTTCGTCAATGTAATCAACCAACAGTCTGCCTATGTTACAGCTTCTGCAAAGACGCTATTGGGTTCTGGTTCTGCTCTTTCAGGAACCACGTACACGACAGGCGGTGTTGTAATTAATAAGAGCCTGATCAATGGTCTAGACGGCACGAACTTGACTAGCGCGCAAAAGATCGTCGGTTATGATTTGTTCGCTTCTGCTGAAGATGTTGATGTTTCTTTCATCTTGGGCGCTGATGCCGACGCAACTCTAGCAACTTACCTCATTACTAATATTGCCGAGTCGCGTAAAGACTGCATCGTTGTTCTGTCCCCAGAACGCGCTGATGTTGTTGCTAACAATTCTTATGCCGGTAAAGAGCGTGATGATATTATTGAATTCCGCGATACACTGCCTTCATCTTCTTATGCCGTTTTGGATTCTGGATGGAAGTATCAATATGATAAGTACAACGACGAATATCGTTATGTTCCTCTGAATGCCGATACAGCTGGCCTGATGGTTCAAACCGACTTGACTCGTGATCCTTGGTTCTCTCCTGCTGGATACAACCGTGGTAATGTTAAGAATGCTATTAAACTTTCCTATAACCCAGGAAAGGGCGATCGTGATGCGCTTTATAAGAAGGGCGTAAACCCTGTTGTGACGTTCCCAGGACAAGGTACTGTGTTGTTTGGCGATAAGACTTTGCTAGCCAAGCCATCTGCCTTTGACCGTATCAACGTTCGACGTTTGTTTATCGTACTCGAGAAAGCTATCGCAACTGCTTCTAAGTTCACTCTCTTTGAATTCAACGATGAGTTTACTCGTAGCCAGTTTACCAATTTGGTTGTCCCATTCTTGCGTGATGTACAAGGTCGTCGTGGTATCACTGACTTCCAAGTCGTGTGTGACGGAACAAATAATACTGGAGAAGTTGTAGACCGTAACGAGTTTATCGGCGACATCTACATTAAACCAGCCCGTTCAATCAACTTTATTCAGTTGAACTTTGTTGCTGTCCGCAGCGGTGTTGAGTTCTCTGAGATTGTTGGTCGCGCTTAATATAAATATAACGTACAGAATCGGGAGATAAAGAAATGGCGTTTAATGTAAATGAATTTTCTGGCGCTTTAAAGGGAGGCGGTGCTCGCGCATCGCTTTTCCAAGTCCAGATCACAAATCCAATCAACGGTGTGGCTGACGCACAAGTACCATTTATGGTGAAGGCTGCTCAGATTCCTGCCTCTACACTTGGCACAGTTGAAGTTCCATATTTCGGCCGCCAAATTAAAATAGCTGGCAACCGCACTTATGCTGAATGGGCACCAACAATTATCAATGATGAAGACTTTGCTATTCGCAATGCTATGGAACAGTGGTCAAACTCTATCAACTCTGCTCAAGGAAACTTGAACACAGCTGGTGGATCTGCTCCTAGCCTATATAAGTCTAACGCTCAAGTTACACAGTTCGGCAAAGACGGATCAATCCTTCGCGTATACAACTTTGTTGGCATTTACCCAACTGAGATTGCCGCGATTGATTTGGCTTGGGATAGTGAAGCTATCCAAGAGTTCGGCGTTACATTCCAGTACGATTATTGGGAAGTGACTGGCGGAACTACTGGCACTGCTGGCGGGATCTAATCCTAAAAGGTGAACATGGGGCGCGCATAAATACTATGCCGCCCCAATTATTATTAAGGATAAACCACAATGGCAATTGAACTTTTCGGATTTCAAATAGGACGCAAAGAAGACGAACTACCGGTATCGGTACAGTCATTCGCGCCTCCAACTAATTTAGACGGTGCTCTCGATGTAAACGAGGGTGGCGCATTTGGCACAACAGTAGACCTCGACGGTTCGTCAAAGAACGAATCTGCTCTCATCACTAAGTATCGAGAGATGTCCCGTCAAAGCGAGTGCGACAAGGCTATCGACGATATATGTAACGAGGCCATTGTGTTTGACGATAATGAGGGTTCTGTCAAAGTTGTTCTAGATGATGTAGAACTTCCAAACAGTATAAAGAAAAGAGTGATTGAAGAGTTTGATGCGGTTTTATCACTTTTGAAGTTTGACAATCGAGGGTATGACATATTCAAAAATTGGTATGTTGACGGTCGAATGTACTACCATATTATGATCGACACCGCGAATACTAAATCAGGTATTCAAGAGTTGCGATACATTGATCCCCGCACAATAAAAAAAATGCGAGTGGAAAAAAGAGAACAAGCGATTGTTGCGGGTTCGCGCGAAGTGACCTCTAAGAAATTTGTTGAATTTTTCGTATATTCGCCAAAAGGTGTTCAAGCTGGTCAGTCCGGCGTTAAAATATCAACAGACTCTATAGCCTATATCCACAGTGGTGTGCTAGACGAAACAAATAAAATGATTCTTGGACACCTTGACAAAGCAGTCAAGCCTTTGAATCAGCTGCGTATGCTTGAAGATGCGACTGTCATCTATCGACTTGCTCGAGCGCCGGAGCGAAGGATCTTTTATATAGACGTGGGTAACTTGCCTAAAGCGAAAGCCGAGCAATACTTGCGCGACATGATGGTCAAACATAAGAATAAGTTGGTGTATGACGCCAACACCGGCGCGGTCAACGATTCACGAAAGCACCTAACCATGCTGGAAGATTATTGGCTGCCGCGCAGGGAAGGTAGTAGTGGAACTGAGATTACAACTCTGCCAGGAGGCCAAAACCTCGGCGAGATGGATGATGTTCAGTACTTCCGGAGAAAGATGTACGAGTCTTTGAATGTTCCAGTTTCTCGATTAGAATCTGACGGGCAATTCAACCTCGGACGTTCATCTGAGATTACTCGCGACGAGTTGAAGTTCTCAAAATTTGTAGCACGATTGAGAAATCGATTCTCTGAACTATTTTTAGTTCTTCTCGAGAAGCAACTGTTATTGAAGGGCGTTATCTCTAGAGCCGAATGGCTTGATATGAAGCAGAATGTGAAATTTGACTTTATTGAAGATAACCACTTCGCCGAGCTGAAAAGCTCTGAAATTCTTCGCGAAAGGCTGTCATTACTACAAGACGTTGATCAGTTTGCTGGAAAGTATTTCTCTGAAGCATGGATCCGTAAAAACGTGCTGCTACAAACAGACGAAGAAGTCAAAGAAATAGATAAAGAAATTGAAGATGAAGATACTGGCGAAGAAGACGACAGTTTCGAATAAAGCGATTATACAATAATTATAAATATTGTACAAGACAATGGAGAACGACATGACTGAAGAAACTATATATACTACTGTAGATGCTGTTAATATGGCAGCCGACGGCAACGTGAATGGATTTAAAACAGCAATTGGTGATATTATGATGAGCAAAATTGAAGACGCCATACAAATTAAAAAGTATGAAGTTCAAAATAACTTCATGGGAACTCAAGAGACAGCAGAGGAATAGCGAAATGGCTATCAAAAGATTCAAAGCTTATGTAACCGAAGAAGCAGCTTCAGGCTCTCGGCCACAGGATAGCAAGGTAGAAGGCGATAAGCTGGAACCACGCGCCGGTGGAGAAAAGGACTTCAAAGCTAAGCACAGCATTGAGACAACCAAGCATCCTGTAGCAGGCGATCACCAATTCAACGGCGACCGTGCCGAGATCACCGAAGGGAAGTACCTCAACCAAAAAGGTACTGGTGAGTCTGATGATGGCTACGCTGATGCTGGTCTCTTTGACCAATCGGCGGCGACTAAGCTCGCAAAAAA